CATCGACTCGATTATCAACGATATACAGTGCTACATAGACGCAAAGAACGAAGCAGAAGAAGGCACAGAAAAAGAAGAACAAGCCAACAAATCATTCATAGACGTTCTTGAGTATCTTGATGCCAAGCTCGATACTATCAAATCTACCGTCGCTTCAGCCAATAACCTTGTGTCCAACGCCCTCTTAGACATGAAGAACGAAAACCTTCCCATTCAGGAAAGAAGCGAGCGCTTACTTGAGGCCTCCACAGACGAAGCACAAGAAGAAGCTGCTGAATACGCATAGGTCTCATGACCATAAAGGCTTTAGAGAGCCTCATTGGTTCTCTCTCCAAGCCTAGCAAGATGCCGTGCCACGGGTATAGCTTACCAGCTCATACCTGTAGGCGCGGCTCTTTGCTTAGGCAAATACCGGGCTCCGTTTGCGCTGACTGTTACGCGTTAAAGAACCGCTACCTTTTCGACAACGTCCAAGCCGCTATGTATAGGCGACTAGACGCTGTTGTTTCCGACACTACGGAATGGCAAGTTCTTATAACCGAACTCATCAGTCGAAAGGAGCATAGCGGATACTTCCGTTGGCACGACAGCGGGGATATTCAAAGCGTTGAGCACCTTAATGCTATCAACGATATTGCACTATCATTGCCCCATATCAACTTCTGGCTACCAACCAGAGAACTCGATATGGTTAAACAATGGGATTCCACAAAACAGCATGAAGCCGATAACCTTGTAATAAGGCTATCAGCTAACATGGTTGGACAAAGAGCGCCAAGCCCAATGCTAAAAAGAACCACAAAAACAACAAGCACAGTTGGGCTTGACCGTTCTGAGTTTAATTGTCCAGCATTAACGCAAGACAATAACTGTGGAACGTGCAGAGCCTGTTGGGACCACAACGTGCCCAACGTAAACTACAAGCTCCACTAAAAAATGAAATCCCATTAAAGACGCTTATTACTACCTACTAATCAACCTTAGATGGCTTATACTTATACTAATCATAGCTACCATAGCTAAGATGTATCGACTATTCGCCTAAACACAAGAGGCTCTAGCTTACCCAAGTTAGAGCCTCTTTTTATGCTGCCGCTCCTAACACCAGTAACCCACAAACCCCCGGCCACTATCATACGATTGCGCCCGGCATTGTCGATTGCGCCCGGCCTTTTCGACGCATTGGTTTGACGTGTCGAGCGAATCGACATATTAAATCTCACCGTGGGACACCTGACGCAACTAAAACTGAACGAAGATATGCTCACGCTAGGCGTGGGTCGGTATAGGTCTAAAGTGGAGAAGGCCAAGGAGCGCGGTGCGGAGATTGAGACCCGCTATGGGCAGGTCTTGATGCGAAACGCGCTGCCCCTCTATGCGGAGAAGATTGACGAGTGGAAAGAAGCGGTCATCACTTACGCGACCCCTGCTCGCTACCAGATTGATATTCAAGAGCTTGAGTCCAAGGTTATATCATTCATTGCCGTAAAGTCGATTATAGACAGCATTACAAAGAGACGCTCATTGGCTCAGGTGTCTATTTTTCTTGGAGCGCGTATTGAGGACGAATTACGCTGTAGGTTTTTGGTAAAAAATAATGAGGCAAAAGGAAAAGGGATTCTTTTGGGGGCTAGGAGACGCAGGGGGCTTAACGCAAAGACACGTCATGTGCGTTCTTCAATGAAGCATGAAGCAGAGAAGGGTTTAATGCCTGAGTTCAAGAAGTGGGGGGTTAGGGACAAGCTGAACATGGGACTAAACGCTGTAGAACTATTTAGATACTGCACTGGTTTAATCGAATACGTTTATGTCTTGGAAAGGGCAGGGAGAAAGCCTACACGATTCGTTGCTCCCACCGAAGACCTCCTTGAATGGATTGAGGAATACAATGAGAAGAGAGAACTGGTCGAACCATTTTGGTTACCTACTGTCGAAACGCCTGAGCCGTGGACAAACGTATGGTCAGGCGGTTACCCGGACGACGAAAGACTACCTCCTGTATCTTTTATCAAGAGCACTAACATGGATTACCTCCGGTCCATCACAGGGCCACTCAAAGAACCCATGGAGGCAGTCAACCTCATCCAGCAGACGCCATGGGAAATCAACTCACGGGTTAAGGAGGTGATGGAGTGGTCTTGGGACAACAACGTAACCATAGGCGACATCCCAAACAGGAAGGACGAGGAGTTCCCTCCGGTTCCAAAGGACTTCAAGACAAACAAGGAAGCCAACACAAACTGGCGCAGGGCGGCGGCAAAAATATACGACCTCAACCTGTCCACCAAGTCACGGCGCTTGCTCACCGCCAAGGTTCTGCACTTGGCGAAGAAGTTTGAGGGTAATCGTTTTTTCTTTCCTTCTAATGTCGATTGGAGGGGGCGCGTCTACAACATCCCAGCATTCCTTAACGTGCAGAATGCGGACCCGTCCCGTGGGCTGCTTCAGTTCTTCAGGGATGAGAAAATAAAAGACAGCGAACCTGCTCGTTGGTTAGCCATACACGGAGCGAACACTTACGGGTTCGACAAGGTAACCCTAGAGGAGCGAGAGAAGTGGGCATACGATTACGCTCCCGAAGCGTGTCGCGTAGCTGATGACCCCATGGGTTACCTTGAGTGGAAGGAAGCAGACAAGCCGTGGCAACACTTGGCGTGGTGTTTTGAGTGGGCTGAGTTTATTAGGAGTGGTTCTGTTAAGACAAAGCTGCCGTGCGCTCAGGACGCAACCAATAACGGGTTGCAGTTGCTGGCGTGCTTAACGCGCTGTGAAGAGACGGCCTACTCAACCAACGCTGCACCCACCCCGTTCCCCCAAGACATCTACGCTGTGATTGCGTCCCTCGTAATGGACAAGCTGAAGAAGGAAGACGATTCTATGGCACGCAAGTGGGTAGCGTTTGGTGTTGACCGCAAGGCTACCAAGAGACCCACAATGGTTTACCCATATGGAGGGACGTTTTATTCGTGCAGGGCGTATGTTGATGAGTGGTATCAGGACTGCATCAGGAAAGACCACGCCAAGAACCCATTCAGCGAAGCGGAGAGGTATAAGGTTACTGGTTATTTGTCTAAGTTTGTTTGGCAATCCATCCACGAAGTATTCGACCGCCCCACCAAGTGTATGAAGTATCTCCAAGAGGTTGCCAAGGTGCTCACCAGAGCAGGTAAAGATGTGTCATGGGAAACGCCCACCGGGTTCCCTGTGCTCCAGCACTACACGAAGCAAATCAGCAAGTCTGTCTCAACCCAGATTGCAGGGGAGGCGACGTGGGTAAACTTCAGGGACAGCACCGACGAACTGAGCCTAGCGAGAGCCAAGCAAGGGATTTCTCCAAACTTTGTTCATAGCATTGACGCCAGCATTCTCACCAAGACAGTCATCGAAGCGAACTCCCGTGGGATATGGGATTTTTCGTGTATTCATGATTCGTTCGGGACGCACACGAACAAGTCTCAGACGCTAGCCGACTCCATCAGGGAAGCGGCCTCTGGTATTTTTGAGGTTGACTTGTTGGAGAAGCTTGATAATTCCTTGCGGCACTCCAACCCCGAGTTGGAGTTTCCTGAGTTACCTGAGTATGGCACCTTCGACCCAACAACAGTCAAGGACAGCAGGTATCTCTTCAGTTAAACAACACAAACAAACACAATAAAGTGAGCAAGAATGCTACGAAACTAGTCAGCCCTGTGGGCACCGCCGTATATCCTAAACTCGTTCACCCCGACACCGCCTTTGACGAGGCTGGGGTTTACAGTTGTAAGATACACGTCACAAAGAAGGAGTTTGAAGACTTCAAAAAGCAAGTAGACCCACTTGCCGACGCCGCCTACAAAGCGGAGTGCGACAAGCAAGGCAAAGAGGTTCGCAAAGCGCCCTCTACTCCAGTCCGCATCACACCAGATGGGGACTTTGAAATCTTCGCCAAGCAGAAGGCGAAGGTTGTTACGCGCAACGGAGAAACATTAGAGTTCACCGTTCCGCTGTTCGACAGTCAGGTTAAGCCTATCTTGGACAAACCAAAAATTGGTTCCGGTTCCAAGATTAGGATGAGTATGACATTCAATCCTTGGTTTGTTTCTTCTCAGGGGTGGGGTTACACCCTTCGCCTGAGAGAAGCCCAAGTCCTTGAGCTTGTTGAATACTCATCGAGCGGTGGGGGAGGCAGCTTCTCCGCTTCGGACGACGGCTACACCACGACCGGGGAAACCTTCGGAGAAGTCCTTGCTGATGATGCAGAGGAGAAGGTCTCACCGTTCTAAGGAAGGGTATCGTTCTCGATTTGAGGAGAAGGTGGCGCACACTCTTGAGAAGATGGGCGTTGCCTTCTCCTACGAGACCGAGAAGCTGACATACACGGTCTTTAGAACCTACAAGCCTGACTTCATTCTTCCGAATGGGGTCATTGTGGAAGCTAAGGGCTACTTCACACCAGCAGACCGGACAAAGCATCTACGAGTTCGTGAAGCGCACCCTGAGTTGGACATTCGATTCTGTTTCCAGAACGCCAAGGTCAAGCTCAACAAGACCAGCAAAACAACCTACGCTGAATGGTGCGACAAGAAGGGATTCAAGTGGTGCGAGAAGGTCATACCATTGACATGGGTTTCATAACAACACATCAGCCATGCGAGGAATGCGGGAGCAGCGACGGACTAAGCGTCAACGAGGACGGGAGCACCAAGTGCTTCGTCTGCGGACTGTTCTCTCCTCCTACTGGCGAAACAACCAACACAACACAAATGATTACTACTGCGGCGAAAGCCCCACAGTTCTTGAGCGGGGAGTATATGGCTATCCCGTCACGCGGCATCCACAAGGATGTCTGCCAGCGGTATGACTACCGCATCGGTTCCCACCTAGGGAAAGACTGCCACATAGCGACCTACCGTAACCCTGAGCGAAGCATCGTCGCCCAGAAGGTTCGCTTTGAGGGCAAGGATTTCACATCCATTGGAAGTCCCACCTACTTCTGGGGGCAGCACCTCTGGCCTAATGGAGGCAAGCGCCTGACCATTACGGAAGGAGAGATTGACTGCCTCACCGTTGCCCAAATCGTGGGCGAGGGGAAGTGGCCTGTTGTCAGCCTACCCACCGGGGCGGCGGCAGCTAAGAATGTCTTCAAGAAGCAACTGAAGTGGCTCGATAAGTTTGAGGAGATTGTCATTATGTTCGACGCCGACGAGGCAGGTAACAAGGCAGCAGAGGAGTGCAGTCATGTTCTCCCTGCCGGGAAGTGTAAGATTGCACGACTCACTCGCAAAGACCCCAACGAGATGCTCATGGAGGGCCGGGGGCGTGAACTCGTAGACGCCTACTGGCAAGCCAAGGTGTGGCGACCGGACACAATCATGGATGGTGCTGACCTGTTCGACAGGCTCACCACCACCAAGGTGAACGACAGCGTCCCCTACCCTTGGCCGGGGCTGAACGACATGACCTACGGGTTGCGCCTAGGTGAGATTGTTACCGTCTGTGCTGGCTCAGGGATTGGCAAGAGCGCCGTGACCAAGGAGATGGCATACCACCTCTTGAAGCACACCGACAAACGCATTGGCTACATCGCCTTGGAGGAATCCATCGAGCGAACTGCCAACTCAATCATCGGGCTGGAGATGAACAAGCTCCTGCACCTTGAGCCAATCAAGGCAAGCGACGAATACAAGGAAGCCTTCGGCAAGACGGTGGGCAACGGACGGATGTTCTTCTACGACCACTGGGGTTCTCTGGAATCCGACAACCTCCTGAACCACATCCGTTACATGGCGAAGGCTCTGGGAGTTGAATACATAGTGCTCGACCACCTGAGCATTGTGGTATCTGGCATTGACTCAGGGGACGAACGCCGACTCATCGACAACACGATGACCAAGCTGAGAGGTTTGGTTGAGGAGTGTAAGTTGGGGTTGGTGTTGGTCAGTCACCTCAAGCGTCCTGATGGGCGCGGCCATGAGAACGGCGCGGTGACCACTCTAGCTCAACTGCGGGGGAGTGCTGCCATCGCTCAACTCTCTGACTGCGTAGTCGGTCTGGAGCGTGACCAGCAAGACGCCGAAGCTCGACACCTAACTAACGTGCGTGTCCTCAAGAACCGCTTCAGCGGGGACACTGGCTTAGCGACTACACTTAGGTATAGTCAAACCACCGGGAGACTGGTAGAAGCGGAACTCACACAAGAACAAGACGACGACAATGAAGATACGAACTCACCCTTCTAATATATGGAATACAATAGCGACTTTCGCTATGACCTCAAAGTGGGCCAAGTGGCTGAGCAAGCGCTTGCGGCCATCTTTGAGGGCAAGAAAGTTGAAGTTAAACGTGACCGAAAGGCGTGCCTTACTGGGAATATATTTGTCGAGTATGAATCCCGAGGTAAGCCCTCAGGTATTTCAACGTCCGAGGCAGACTACTGGTGCTTCGTGGTGGAGGAGACTTTTATTCTTCTTACCGCGTCCCGCCTCAAAGAAATTGTCGCGCCCCTCAAAGGGACCGACCGTGAACGCCGTGGTGGTGACAACAACACCTCGATAGGCGTGCTAATCCGAATATCCGACATACTAAATACACACAACACATGATGAAGAAACTCATCGTAGACATAGAGACCAACGCCATCAGCGATTGGGAAAGACTGAGCGACCTACACACAATCCATTGCATCGTGCTGCTGGACTGTGAGACCGGGGAACTCTACTCATACAACAGTCAAACCTTGGGGGCGGTGGAGAGAGCCATCGAACTCATAGCTGCGGCTGAGACTATTATAGGGCACAATGCCATTGGGTTCGATTGGCCTGCCTTGGTTCACTGGACAAAAAATGTTTGGGGCAACCCGGAGCTACTGCACCTCGACCCTCCTTTTGTGGTGGACACCAAGGTGATGGCTGCGTGCATCCACCCGGACATGAAGAGCGAGGACTTCGTCAGGGATGACTTTCCTAGGAACCTAGCCGGGAGCCACAGCCTGAAAGCTTGGGGCATTCGTCTTGGGGTTCTCAAGGACGACCACGGGGCCACTGAGGATTGGTCCGAGTGGTCCGCTGAGATGGAGGAGAATAGCAAGCAGGACGTGAGAGTTACCTACGCCCTCTACAGATACCTGCTGGACAAGACCCCCAGTCAGATGATGCTCCACATCGAGCACTCTTTCGCGTCAGCCATCAGAACTCAGATTGAGAACGGGTTCCCCTTTGACTCTGAAAAGGCAAGCACCTTGGCGGCTACCTTGATGAAGCGCCGGGTGGCCCTTGAGGAGGAGTTGCAGGAATTGTTTGAGCCTACCGTGGTAGAAACCAAGACGCCTATATGGAAGACCTCTGACGGCACAACGTGGAAGACCAAGAAGAGCGCCGTGGCGCATGGGTGGAAACCTGATGAGGTTGAGCGCGGCCCCAATCGGACAAAGGAGATACCCTTCAACCCCGGTAGTCGTGACCAGATTGCAGCACGCTTGATGGCTGAGGGGTGGAAGCCAGCCGCCTACGAGGGCAAGCGCCCTGAGATTAACGAGGCTGTCCTGAGGGGCATCGGGACGCCAGCCTCAGAGAAGCTGCTGGAATACCTGCTGGTTCAGAAGCGCCTAGGTGCGCTGGCTGAGGGCAAGAATGCGTGGATGACGATGGAGAAGAACGGACGCATCCACGGCAACGTCAATACGAATGGAACCTACTCAGGTAGGTGTTCTCATTCTCGTCCCAACCTAGCACAGATACCAGCTACCCGTGCGCCGTATGGAGGTGAGTGTCGTGAGTTGTTCCGCGCCCCGGAGGGCATGGTGCTTGTTGGGGCTGACGCTGCTGGTATTGAACTCCGGGTGCTGGCTCATTACTTGTCCAAGTGGGACAAGGGAGCATACGCCAAGACCATAGTTGAGGGTGACATACACACCGCCAACCAAGAGGCAGCGGGGCTGAGCACACGCGACGAAGCGAAAAAATTCATCTATATGTGGTTGTATGGTGCAGGGAACAAGGCGCTTGGGGGCATTGTGAATGGCGGTGAGCGTGAAGGTAAGGCTCTCAAGGAACAGTTCCTGAGAAAGATACCCGCTGTTGCCAGCCTCATGACTAGCGTTGAGCGCAAGGTGAACAGAAACGGAATCCTCAAGGGGCTCGACGGGCGGCTCCTTCCTGCTCGCAAGACGTTCTCAGCATTGAACCTCCTGTGCCAGTCAGCCGCTGCGGTGGTCATGAAGCAAGCATTGATTGAGTCTACTGAAGCGGCCAGCGCACTCAACGGGAACCTCGACGGACCCATCTACCAGATGCACGCCAATGTGCATGATGAGGTTCAGTTCTCATGCAAGCCTGAGCACGCCGATGAGCTTGGTCAGTTGT